CCTGAGAGAAGCGCATCTTGAACTGCTGCATAGTCGAGTAGTACGTGTCATCCCCAAATGCATTAGTAGTGATAGTTGCACCCGTAGATGCGCCTGCTAGTGCCTGCAATGTGTTCGTGTTGTCAAAGTAACCTGGAGTAACACGGAAGTTAATCCAGTATGATGAGTTGTACGAAATGTCAGGCAGATTGTTATACGTGCTCCACAAGGTACCAACACCGCTGTAAGTGATCTGACCGTTGAGAATCTGCACGAAGCCTTGCATGCTGGTGTCCATTACACCCCATGTATTGGTCGTCCAGTTGTAAGTGATACAGCTATCAATAGTTCCATCTACACTGTTGTTAGACACGAACGCCCAATAGATCACGCGCTGATCTTGGTCATAGAAGCTGCTCATTTTGTCTTTGTACGTTGGGTTCAATGTGTTAAAGAACCAGCGGCGTACGTTTTGACCAATTGGCACAGGTAAGCCGTTACCCTGATATGCGTAGAAGTCGTCAGGTCCAATGAAGTACAGTGTTGACCCTGCGTTTACCACAGCTTCTTGACATGGTGCGCCAATATTCTTGCTAATAGCTTGGAAGTCCCAACCTATTGGATAGCCAGTTTGCTGACCAAAGTACATAGAGTTAGATTTGAACACTACTGCGTATGGGCCTAAGCTTGTACCTGCTGTAATTGGTCCCGGTGTGTCGATTAACTGACCATAAGCGCACAGTGTTTGCATGTTGCTGTAATCCCACTGTGTTTGGTCATAGATACCTGACGCAAACCAGAAGTCACCACCTGATACCTGTTGTGGAGCGGAGCAATTGCACACAAACACTTGGCCGTTAGCTACAAAGATGATCTCACCAGTAGGTGCTTCAACAATTTGTGCTGTTGCTGTTGCTTGGTTAGCATCACTTACGCCACCACCACTTAACGTGACTGTAGGATTGCTAGTGTAGCCAGCGCCGGGATTAGTAATGGTTATACCAGTTAGCTGCTCCGTGATTGCAGCGGTCATTGTTGCTGTTGCACCACTTGCACTAGGCTGTGGAGATACAGTTACTGTTGGTGCGCTTGTATAGCCCGCTCCTACATTTGTGACTGATACGCTATTGATGTATCCACCTGTACCAATTGTGCAAGTAGCAGTTGCATTGGTAGTTGCTCCACCACCGGTAATTGTGATTGTTGGTGCGCTGGTAAAGCCAGTACCAGGTACAGTAATGATCAGCGACGTTAGTACTTTGGATACAGGGTTGATACCTGAACTAAGCACTGCTGAATTAATTTCAGGTGGAGACAATGTAAGTGTTGGTGCGCTTGTGAATGCAGCACCGGGTACAACAATGTTTGAACCATTGACTACTGAGCAAGTGTCGCAACCTGCGTAAGCTGGTGTTGTGTATCCACCACCCGTTAGTGTGATACTTGGGAATGCGTTGTATCCGCTACCACCGTTGGTAATTTGGAATGCAACAATGGAACCAATAGTGCTTGGAGCATCTATAGTTACAGTAGGTGCGGTCGTATAGCCAGAACCAGAATTGGTAATTGTGATACCGTTTACTGCATAGTATCCACCCGGCATTAACACGACTAGCACTGTGCCAGTTGCCGTAGTGCCTGAAGCTGGTGCGCTAAACGTGACATTTGGTACGGTTGTGTACCCAGCACCAGACAAGATAGATGAACTACCCAGTAGTGCGTTTCCAACCCAAGGACTAGATGCGAGTGTTACTGCGCTTACTGCACCACCTGAAATTGTTGCTGTGGCTGTAGCTTGTGATGCAATGATTGCGTTCGCTGCCGCCCCGCTACCGCCACCACCTGTGATTGATACTGTTGGGGCTGATGTGTAGCCTGTTCCAGTGTTTCCCAACAGTGGGAATATGCGTGTGACTACCCCGCTGATTGTTGCTTGAATCTCTGCTGTGCCGTCTCCACCACCACCTGCAATAGTTACGCTAGGCGGAAATGCATAGCCTGCACCGCTTCCTGTAACAGTTGCAGAAGCAAGAGAACCGCTTGTAACTGCTGTTGCGGTTGCTTGTGTGCCCGGTGTAACGTTGGGTGCGGAGATAGTTACTGTTGGTGCGCTTGTGTAAGCTGTGCCCGGTGTTTCTATTGAGATGGACTGGATTGATACCGGAACGTTGGTGAATGCTCCATCCAACGCTGTTTGCAATACGTCAGTACCGTTGACCGCTAGCGACTCGTTACCAAATGCTGCATAACGCCATTGGGAATCAGTGCCTAAGCTGTAACCACCCGGCTTGCTTTGATTTACCCATGATCCGCTAACGTTCTCGTATATGCTTGTTGCGGTACCTGCAAACTGACGGTCGGTGCCGTCTAGTCTTGAGATAAGTGCGCTACCAAGTACCGGTGATGACAATGCTGGTAAGTCTGCGTTTACAGGACTAGCAGCAGCTTTAAAACCAATAAGTGTTGGTATAACGTTGTTGCAGGTCTGAAAGATGCCCGGTGTACTTGGGTCCAAGTCAGGTGCAAAGCCCATCAGTTTCTGTGGCTCTGGTTGTATTTTTTGTGCCATGTGACCTCTTATGAGCAGGTTCTAGTTAGCTTTGTTTTCTGCGGAGTTGTCGCAATTAGAGCAGCGTCTGTAGCTTCTGTAATTGCTTCCTCAAGCATTTGCGTCCATGTTGGTAAACGCTCGTCATCCATCATGTACACAGCAGCTTCAAGCAATGTCGCGTACAGGTAGATATTTGGGTAATCTTCCAACACCCAATTGCTTTCGTTGTTGTCGCTTAGTCCCTGCAATGCTTGGTAGTAGTACAGCGTTAGTGTTGAGCTACCATCTACCAGTGTTTGCAGAAAGAAGTTGCTACCAACAATCGTAAACTCATGTTTGTGGATTGTGGTGTTATAAAGATCCATCTGCTCTGGTGAGACGTACTGCAACGGTTTGTTGTTGTACGTTGCACGGATCAATGCACCAAAGTCAGACGGTAAGCTGATAACGTTTGTGCCTTGTGCTGGTATCAGCGAGTAAGGTAATGCCACCTGCTGCGGAAATGTCTTAATCAGATTGCCGAGTCGTGTCTCTGCAAGCTGGATGAATAGCGGGATTTGTGCCGTTAAGTTGGCACGTTGCAGGTACGTGGCAACCACGCTCTGGAAGTCTTCGTATGAATCAAAATCAAGGCTTGTTGCCATGTTTTCACCTGTTGTTATTGTTATTGGTGAGTACTGCTACTCGTGTTACTGACCTCTGTACGCAGAACGTAGGCGGAAAGCTGCTAGGTTTGGGTCAAGCAAGATTGCTTTAACGTGCTTCTTGTTCTCACCTGCACTCCAGAACTCTGCCCATGAGATACCTTTCATGAAGCAGTACTGTTCGATAAGGATCGCTGGAATCTCCATTACTGGTCGCATTTCCTCACCTCGTGAGGATGTTTGCTCAAGCTGGTCACGTATGCGCTTTGCTTCTTCCACTGCACCTGTAATGTCCGCAGTGTGGATAGCTGTGATTGTTTCGCCTGTTACGTCTTTTTCAATGTGAAAGTCTGTATGGCTTGTTGCGTCGAAAAACTTCTTCATTACTCGTCACCCTTCAATGCTGATTTCTTTTGTCTAGCTAGCGCTCCAGTTGTGGAGATTGTCTTTAGCTCTTGCTTAAACTCGCGTACTGCTTTGACCTTGTGCCAAGCTTTCTCGCGTTCTTCAAGCTTCTCTGAGTCGATCATCTTTTGTGTTGCGTCAGCTTCCATCTTGTCCAGAATGCCGTTAAGCATTTGATTGCCTAACAGCATTGCTGCTTCATTGCCTTTAGCAATTTGCGCGTCATATTCATGCGCTGATTTTGTAGTGCGTTGCATTATTGTTGTCCTTGTGGAGGCATCTGAGGTGCCTGTGGCGCTTGTTGTGGCGCTTGTGGTGCTGCTGGCATTTGCGGTGCTACCTGTGCCTGAGGCTGTGGTTGCGGTGCTGCTGGTGACTGATCTGGTGCGTCTGGTTCAGGTGCATTAATGACAGCGTGTAGGAAGTCGTTGTACTGTCCGCTCATCTTCATGTTGATACTGGTCATAGCATCAGTGAATGTCTTCTGCGTTGATGCAAATGTCTCGTTGAACATTGCGCCTTCTTCCTGCGGATTAACCTTTGCTGCCATAGCTGCTTGCTCACGTTGAATAGCTGCTTGAAGGATTAACTTTAAGCGGTCGTTATCAGCCTGTGACTGTTGCAGTGCCATCTTCTGTTGATGGTCCATAACCATTTGCTTCTCGTCGGAGGATGCTTGAGCTTGAATCTTCATTGCATCCAACTGTGCTTGACGCTCTTGCTGTTGTTGATCAGCCTGTTGTTGTGACTGCTGCATCTGTAGCTTTGCCTGTACTTCAGGTGGCACTTGTGGCTGTGGTGGTTGTGGCATTGGAGCAGGTGGAGCGCAAACGAACTCGTCTGGATTCATGCCCATTGCTCTAATCAGCTTCTGCACTGTGTTATGCACAAGGTTCAGATTGGTCATGCCTGTTGATGTTTGAATAGCTTGTTGCTGTAGTGCAAGAATCTGTTGCAAGTAAGCTAGCTCACGTGCTTTGTCGCCAGTACCTAGACCTACCTTTACCTTCACGTCGAACTTGTTTGCAGCATCACGTGGGTCTGCTTCCACTACTTGACCGTCAAGACGTACTTGCATGTACTCGTCTGGGTACTGTGCCAATAGTGCTTGGATTCGCAGTGCTAAGGGTTTAAAACCCGTCTCTGCAAAGTGTCGTGCAATGAGCTTAATACGTTGCTCACTACGCTCTGTCATAGCTGTGTAGCCAGTAGCTGTAGTGTTGATAATGTCCGCGTCGCTACCCTGAGTAAGCTTCTGAACACCTGTACGCTCTTGCTTCATTGTGTCCATCATTTCCAGCACAGTAGTAACACCAGCTACATCACCGCTGCTGTTTTGCAGAACACCTACTGCTTCTGGGTCTTTAACGCGAACAACACCACCTGGACGTGAGTCGAGCAGGTCGTCCATGTTTACCTGACCATCTACAGCATAGGTCATTGCATTAGCGCCGTACTGTACGTTGTCGATCAACGCACGTACCAATGCAGTTTGGTTAACCTGTGCATTGTGGGCTTGCTCTGCGGGAGAGATACCAAATGCTGTGTGTGGTATTGCGTTAGCGACCAACAGAATGAATGGGTTGCCGTCTGTACGCTCGTTGAGCAAAATAGTATTACCACAATGGATAATCTTGCGCCATTCAGCTATACCGTCTTGGTCATAGTCCATTAAGATATAGCTTTCAATAACAATAACCTCACGCATAGATGGGTCTACACTGTTGTTGAAGTGGCTATATGCATACGCTCCTTGCAAGCGGGTACGTGCAAGGAATGTAGGAGACATTTCAGGATCAAACTGGGTGTTGCTGATCTCGTCCAATACATCAGGATCAAAGCCCATACCGCGTAGGTCAGAGATAGTCATTCTGCGTGCATGTGCGGAGTAAGTAGCTTCACGTACATTGCGTGCCAGTGGATCAAAGTAAAACTCTTCCAGCGGAATGTTTTGTATCTTTACTTGGCCTTTACTGTTCTTTTCGTGGTCTGGTGTACGGTACACAACCACGTCATGCAAGTTTTGGCTAATAGCTGGATCAAGTGGATCAAGCTGTGTTTGTTGTGCAAGCTGCATAGGCTGTGCACCTTGTTGCACACCTTGCTGAAGTTGTGGAGCAACTGGTTGTGATAGACCATTAGCCATTGCCAAGCCATGTTGCAGCACTGTGAGCGGAGCAAAGTTTGGGTTGGCGTACTGCTTATGCTTAATAATTGCAAACTCACCTGATTGCGCGCCTTGTACTATCAAACCGTATTGCATGTCCGTGATACCACGGTACAGTGTGCTTTCAGGTTTAAGGTCAGGCTCCCAGTAGACTTTAATGATGCCGCCCGGTGTCCATAACGCATCGTGAATCCATGTGCGTGCAATCTCATAACCTGGGTTCTCTGAGTGCCAAACATAGTTGACCATTGCTGTGGTCATGTCTGCGGACTTCTCTTGCTCTTGGTTGCGTGCGACAAAGTTAACTACATCATCAGTGCCGCAGAACACATCAAGCAA